AAGAAGGCCAAGGGCCAGCAGTGGAACGCCCCAGTCTTTTTCGCGGAAGCGAATAAGACGGCGTCAATGGTGTACCAGCGCGCTGTACACCTAGCGGAGATGGTAAATTCGCTACGTAGAGGTGATTTTTTGGGTTTCGTAAAGAAATTCCACTCGTCCGTCAGCCCTTCAAAAAGGCCAGGTGGACGAGAAGCCAAACGTTTCGCAAAGCATTATGGGCGTGATGCCCGTGGTGCTGCGGGGAATGCTTGGCTTGAATACCAATACGGTTGGAGGCCTTTCATGAAGGATGTGCAAGACGCGGTAAACACGCTGATGGACGTCGTTGATCTCCCGACTTGTCGGGTAGGTTCGGTTAGAGCGTCAACCAAACGCTCTGATCTTAAGACGATATCCGACTCTCGAATCTTCATTGATTCAGGGGAAAACGTGTATATCCGTGGCGACTACATCCAAGAGGTTGAAGAATCGTTGCGCGTAGCGTGGCGGTTCACCACCAACCCCAGTGACTTACCGGCCCGTTTCGGGCTAGTGAATCCACTGGAGGTAGTCTGGGAACTAGTGCCATTCTCCTTTGTGGCAGATTGGTTCCTACCTATCGGAGACTACCTCAGCGCGCTTGATACCCCGTACAGGTTTAACCACCTGGGGGGTACGGTAGGCCGTCGCACCGTCACCAAAATGACGACGATTGCTAAACGTGCCGAAGCCTCTAACCAGCAATGGTCAGGGTTTACCGGTCACGGTACCGATGTCAACGTGTCGCGAACGAAGTTGTTGACGGCACCGGCTTTGAGCTTCCAAAGCTTGAAGTTGGAGTTGGAGGCGACTCCAAAGCGCGTCGCATCTGCGATAGCGCTCTTGAATCAGCAGCTCGCTGGTTTAAGACGATAGTGTTCTTGGGCCTAGCTTAAGGACGATCGTTTAGGGATGTTCCCTAGGCGAAACTTGTTGCTTCACAGCGACATTTCCACCAGAAAGGAGCCAACTAATGGCTGCTCAAACGACCATTACCATCAATGATGGCGCTACCACCCCTGTTGCTCACAACTTCGACCCGAAGGGTGCGAAGATGCAACCGGACAAGAAGGAGATTGCTGATTGGCGCGACCAGTCACCGACCCAAAAGGTCGGTTATCTGAGTCTCTCCGAACAACATACTCCGGTCAACGCGAACGGAATGGAGAAGTTTCGATACGTCATCGACGTACCGACTCTGGAAACGCCGGCTTCCGGCGGGACCTTTGCTCCTCCTCCTACTCGCGCGTACGGCACAATTGCCGTAATCGAGGTGTGGGCTCATGAGCGTGCATCGGATCAGGAGCTGAAGAATATCGTTGCGTACGTGAAGAATTTCACTGCGCACTCGTACTTCAGCAACGCGATCATCAAGAGGGAAGCTGCGTGGTGAGCCAAAAGCTCAGCATTTTGCTTTCTTGTTTGGTGGTCCTCGCGGTACTCACGTACGGCGGGCCTGTTCTTGATCTCATCAAGGAGAAATCCTGTGCTCCACAGAAAAACTGGACCTCGTCCAGAGTCGAACAATCAGCAGACAGCGTCTACTCGCTTGAGGGCAAAGAAACCCCTCAAATCGAAATTTCCGACGATCCTCGAAAGGGTTTCGTCGTCAGACGCCGATAAACTGATCTACGACTACCTCGCTGCCCTGGGCTCGCCTAGGGCTTTGACTGTCTGGTTGCTTTACAGTCAGGGTGAGCACTCTGATGTGGTAAAGCTAGTAAGTGACCCGTTGCAGTACAACGATGCGGACAAATTCCGCGTCGACCATGCTGCAACTAAATTCCTTTCGAAATGTGTCGGTTTAAAAACTGGCATTGATCTGAAGGCAGTGGCACTTGCTTCCGCCGAAGAAGCGGAGCTTCGTTGCCGAGAGACCAACTCGAGGCTGAGGGAGATGCGACGATTTCCGGGTGTGAATCCGGCCCTTGACGCGAAATTCTTTCGCGCCCAGAGGATCATCGCTGATACCCTTGGCCCCGTTCCCGACGTCTTCCAAGACGTCGGGTGGTCGCGAGGTCGCACTAGTGCGGCCTTTGGCGATGAGGTGGCTAGCATCTATAAGTACGCTAGTCGACCAGACGTAACAGTGCATGCCCGCCACTCGGCTACCGAGTTGGTGCGGGGTTCACCGTCCTGGGGGGCGTCGGTTCTTAACGCCGACGGCCCTGTGAGCGTGTTGCAAAGCGCGTTTACAGTTGTGACGGGGAACACCATGATCACTGTCCCGAAATCCGCCAAGACTGATAGGGTCATATGCTACGAACCGCATATGAACATCCGCCTGCAGCTTGCTGTAGGTTCGTATATTAGGAAGCGTCTCCTCAAAAGGGGGATTAATCTTAACGATCAGTCTATCAACCAACGACGTGCCCGCGAGGGATCCCTTTCGGGGGACTTAGCTACCATCGACTTGTCGATGGCGAGCGACACGTTGGCCTTGGAGCTCGTTTACGAGCTCTTGCCGATTGATTGGGCCCTAAAGCTCGATCAACTTCGGTCAAGGTACACACTTTGGCCTGACGGCTCGACTCGAAAGAATGAGAAGTTCTCCTCCATGGGGAATGGATTTACTTTCGAGCTTGAGTCTCTGATTTTCTACGCTCTCGCGAGCGCAGTTACGGAGAACGTTAGCGTGTTTGGTGACGACATAATCATGCCATCCGGTGCCTTCGAGGAGGTTAGCAACCTCCTCGTCGAATCCGGCTTCGTGGTCAACAAGACCAAGTCGTACGCGGTTTCCTACTTCAGGGAATCGTGTGGTAATGATTGTTTCGGCGGTTCTGTTTGTACTCCTGTCTACCTCAGACGTCTACCAAAGACGCGAGAGGATGTTGTTAAGCTCCACAACGCAGTTAGGCGCTGGTGCTCCGAGGGTGAAACCTCGAGGCACTGG